ATGGTGCCAGATTCCCAGGAGGCAATGACGCGTGAGCGTCAATTCGCAGAGCAGATGTACGTCTGCAACTGCGATCTTGAACAAGTGGAAGGACTTGCGACCACAATCCTGGCGGGATCGCCCGCCGCAGCTTTAGGAGTAACTTTCCATGCTGGTTTGCGACAAGTGCCAGAGACCGAACAGCACAGATGTTCCGGTCGTCACGACCACCATCACCCTATCGGGAGTCGAAAAGGAATACTGGACCGTGTCTATGCACCTCTGCGATGAGGATCGTGTGACGGTGGGTACGGCGATCAATCGAGTGTTGACGAACATGGGATTGCCACCCATGAGCGGACCTCCGTAAGTAGAAAGGCGTAAATTATGGTAGTAGAGTATCGCAAGCGCAAGAGGTTGCGGCCCGCCCCCTCTGGTCACAGGTACAAGAAGTACCATTGGGATGAGAGGCATATCCTCAAGAGCTATGAGCTTGCCCGCAGCGGCCTGGTAGACATCCAGATAGCGCGAGCCTTAGGTGTCACCTTGCATAGGTTCTTAGTCTGGCGCAAAGAGCATCCCGGCTTAGATGAAGCACTTAGAAAAGCACGCCGCACCGATAAGATGGGCGTGCATGCGCTCACTCTGAAGGAGTTCATCTTCGGCAGGTTAGACCCCAGACTGCAAAGACTTTGGTCTGAGATAAACGAGTGCGAAGAGACTACCAACGACATTCGCCGGATAGAAAGTATGCTGGAAGATGCCGGGAAGAAGGCAAGGCAGCACTTATTCTTATACGCCCTCTTCCACTCTAACTTTATGGTCAGTGAAGCATGTCGTAAGGTGGGCGTGAAAAGCACCGAAGTCAAGCACTGGGGCGACGAAGATCCTGACTTCTTGGCATTGGTAAGAGAGATTAACACCATCAAAGGCGACTTCTTTGAGGGTGCTTTGATAGATTTAGTCCGCAAAGGCGACGGCGCAGCTACCATCTTTGCTAATCGCACCTTTAACAAAGGTCGCGGCTATGATTCTCGGGTGGAACTCAATGTCAAAGGCAAAGTCGATCACGCCCATGCCCACGCGCATTTGACGTTAGAAGATTTGCCTCTAGACCTCAAGCGACAGGTGCTTGAAGCCATACGGGAAAAGAATGGGACGCAACATCCCCTTGCAATCTCGCATCAAGAAGATAATATACAACACTTAGACAATAAGGCTAAGTCGGCGGCCGAAGTGATAGACGCCGAATTTACATCGTAGAGAGGACAGCCATGAACACGGGACAACGGTATGAGAGTAGGAGGTGGTAATGGAAAACTTCACCAGTGCAGATAGGCACGTCGGTTGCAAAAGCTGTTCGCAGCTTTGGCATGAAAACCGCGATCTGCGCGAGCAGGTGAAGTCTCTCCATAAGGAGGTGGGGCGGCTTCGCCGGCTCATGAAGCGCGTCGAGCAAATGGCCCACCTGAAAGCCTTGACGACGATGCTCTAACGCAAGGCGGGAAGTAATGGGATCTCTCAAGTCCGGAACTGGCGTCCTGGGCTGCGATGGGGGTTTCCTGTTCTTCCCGCCTTTTTATTTGGAGGCTGCTTATGTCGGTACACTTATCACGCCGCGAGTTCTCTCGGATAGCTACGGCCGTCCCGTGGCTTGGTAGCATGGTGCACGTCACGGACAAGACGCGGGCTTTGATCTTATCCGTCAGAGACGAATACGCCCAAGAAGTCATAGACTGCGGCGTAGACGCTCTGAAAGCAAATATCCAGGAAGCGCTTAAAAAGGCGGGTCTTGGCGACCTGGAAGTAATCATCCTCATCGGTATGGATGTTATTGCGCAGTGAATCATGGCGCATAAGAACTACCAGCTGGAAGAAAAGGATTTACTCGCCTCTATATGTCGGGAGTCCCTCTTCGACTTTGTGAAGGAGTTCTGGTATGAAGTCTCCTCCGAAAAACCCGTCTGGAACTGGCACATCCCCTACATCTGTCAAGAGTTGCAAACTCTCGCCGATCGCGTGTTTAGAGGGCTGCCCCGTAAGTACGACCTCCTCATTAACGTCCCTCCGGGAACTACTAAGAGCACAGTGTGCTCTATCATGTTCCCTGCTTGGTGTTGGACGCGCATGCCGCATTGTCGCTTCATCTGCGGGTCCTATGCTGATAGATTGGCGCTAGACCTAAGCCGCAAATGCCGGGATGTGATACGCTCAGATAGGTACCGCAACTCGTTCCCAGACATAAAGCTTAGAAGTGACCAAGATACGAAGGGCTACTTCGCCAATTACAAGCAAGGGGATAGATTCTCCGTCGGTGTAGGCGGTAGTGTTCTCGGGATGCACGGCCATTTCTTGATAGTGGACGATCCGATAGATCCGCTTGAAGTCTTATCAGAGGCAAGACTCAAGGAGGTCAACCAATGGATGGGCCAGCAACTCAGTCAAAGGAAAGTGGACAAAGCCGTATCACCTTTGATTTTGATAATGCAGAGACTACACCAGAACGACCCGTCTGGCAACTTGCTGATACGGAAGAAGAACAGGTTGGTCTCCGGCATATCTGCTTACCGGCCGAATTGAGCGAAGATATTTCCCCACCCTCGGCAAAAGAACACTACACAGACAACCTTTTAGATCCGATACGGCTCTCTAAGTCTATCCTCAGAGAGGCTTATAGAGAATTAGGCGCTTACGGCTATGCAGGACAGTTTCAGCAGACGCCTTCGCCTCCCGGCGGGGGCATGTTCAAGACGGACAGATTTCGCTATGGCATTCGCCCCAAGAACTTCCGTCGTATGGTGAGGTATTGGGACAAGGCGGCTTGCCTGTACGAATGTACACTAATTGATACACCCTATGGTCAAAAACCTATTGCGAGCATTCGGACTGGTGATCTTGTCCTAACTCGCAACGGTTATCAGGAAGTTCATTGGGCAGGGGTTTCTGGCTTTGTCGATGAGGTATGGGGGGTTTTATTCAGCAATGGAGTGGTTCTCTGGGGTACCAACGATCATCCTCTTTACACGGGAGGAGATACCTGGACGGCGATTGATAGCCTTCGTGATAACCACCGTGCTCTAACTTCGAGGAGACAGCTATGCGAGGACCGAAAGCGTATAAGGACACGGAGATTATTGTGTTCAACGGCATCAGGTACCGCCGACGCCCAGGGAGGAAGTATTTCGAGACCATGCGCTACTTCAACGGCTCATACCGTAACGAGACCTTGCAGCAAGCTAAGTGGAGATTTTTTCGAGGCGATATACCCGACGGCCATCATATCCATCACAAGGACGGAAACCACGATAACCACGCTCTGTCGAACCTTGAATGCCTCCCGCGAAAGAAGCATCGTGCTATCCACACAAAGCAACCTGCCTTTAGAAAGATGCTCAGTAGGGCGGCGCGGAAGCTTTGGCAGAATCGTACTTACCAACAATATGTCTGTGCGTACTGCGGCGAAACTTTCGAGTCTCGGCATACCGACGTGTGTGCAATCCGATATTGTTCGCATCAATGCGGCCGTCAGGCAAGGAAGCGTGCCCGTCTACAATCTTGAGGTCAGAAAAGAGCATGAATTTTTTGCCAATGGGGTACTCGTTCACAATACCATGGGCGGAGGAGCCTATACCGTAGGCTGTCTCATGGGCGTGACGATGGAAATCGTCTATTGGGTGCTCGATATCATCAGAGTACAGGTTGATTCGGCGATCAGGGAGAAACTCATCTTGCAGACTGCCAAGAATGACGGTAAGCTAGTCTACGTCGGAATCGAGCAAGAGCCAGGATCAGGAGGCAAAGAATCAGCAGAAGGAACGGCCAGAAGGTTGTCGGGATACCATACGCGCATTGTCCGACCCACGGGCTCGCAGGGAAGCAAGGTGATTCGTGCCGATCCATTCAGTACGCAGGTCAATATGGGCAACGTCTACCTTATCGAAGGTGCGCCCTGGATTGAGGAGTTCATCAGCGAGTTGACCTATTTCCCAGTGGGGAAGTATGCTGACCAAGTTGACGCTGCTTCGGGTGCCTTTACAATACTCAGCAAAGCCCGCTTGCGAGTAGGTCCTTTATAGGGTGAGTTATGCCACGTCCCAAGATGCTTCCTGCTATTCCCCTTGAGCGCTTGACCAAAAACGAGATGGTCAACAACTACGAATCATTCTTCCAGACCTACTCGCTGATCGCGCGGACATCTCTTCTCGACCGTATGATCGACCTCAAGCACGATATCGACCGTGAGTGCGGCTATCCCATCGAGTTCACGCCTTATCAGTATCGCCGTATGTATGACCGGGAAGGCATCGCCACGCGCGTAGTCGATATCATGCCTGACGAATGTTGGGCAGAGGATCCCGAGCTAGTGGAGAGCGAAGGCAGGAAGGAAACGAAGTTTGAGGGTGCTTGGCGCGATCTGTGCGACCAGCACGATATCTACCATTATCTCCATCGCATCGACCAGCTTAGCGGGATCGGCTTCTACGGGGTGATTCTCATCGGCTTCAATGACGGCAAAGAGCTATGGGACCCTGTAGACGGCATAGACGAGCAAGGCAGGCCCAATGGCAAAGCCGATCCCAATATGGGCATAGTGTACTTGCGGGCTTTTGACGAAACCCAAGTCAGAGTGCAAGCCTTCGAGCAGGACCGCTACAACCCGCGCTATGCGACGCCAAACTTCTATTCCGTGCGCTTTGTAGATGTGACAACGGGCATTCCCGAAGCCGTGCTAGTCGCCGGCAATTACTTTCGCAGGGTGCACTGGTCGCGCATTATCCATGTCGCCGATTGTCGCAAGTCGGGTGAAGTCTTTGGCGTACCGAGAATGCGGCCGGTGTTGAATAGACTCATAGACTTGCGCAAGCTGCTTGGCGGCAGCGCCGAAATGTTCTGGAAGGGTGCTTTCCCGGGCTATTCTTTTGAGATTGACCCTGAGATAGCGAGCGAAGCAGAATTTGACCGTGAAGGCACGCGACAGGAATTAGAAGCATTCCAGGCAGGGTTGATGCGTTACCTGCCGATGGTTGGCATGAAAGCGAAGTCGCTTGCTCCGCAGGTAGCCTCGCCGCGCTATCACATCAACGAACAATTGCAAGCTATCGCGGCGAGCATCGGTTGCCCTCTGCCTTTACTTCTTGGTATGGAAGAAGGCAAGCTAGCGTCGGCGATGAATAAAAGGACGTGGAACGAAAGAATGCGCAAGCGGCAACACAAATACCTTACGCCGATGCTGATTAAGCCGTTTGCTAATCGGCTTATCTACACAGGCGTTCTGCCCGAACCCGATGACAGAGTGATAGTGAACTGGCCCGATCTTAATAAGCCTACTGACCAAGACAAAGCTAATTTAGGAATCACGCGCACGCAAGCCATCGTTCAGTACGTCACTTCGGGAGCGTATAACCTTGTCCCTCCCTATGAGTTCTTTACCGTGCTGCTTGGGATGACGCCCGAGCAAGCCGAAGCGATCCTAGAGTCAGGCGACTTCCAGACCCAAATGAAGAAGATGAATGCTCAACTCTTGCAAGGCACTAATGGTGGTGGTGGTACTAACGGCAAGGGCAAGCAGCAAAAGCCACAGAAGGGCATCACGGGAACGGGACCTGGTTCTACTAGGGCAACGGCGGCTATCGACGCCTCACGGGCCGTCGCCAGAGGAATAAGGGAGGCTAGTGGTGGCGCAGTCATCTGACCTTACCACTGAAAACCGTGATATACATCCCGATGATACAACGCTGCGAAAGTTCGAGTTCAGGATCTTCTCACGCCCAAGAGACGGTCCTGCGATCTGGACGAGACATGGCGAGCAATTCAGTCAAAAGGAGGCGATTGCGATAGTCCGGCGCGAGATGCGCTCAGTGGAGTTAAAGTGCTAGTCAAGAATGCCTTGAAGCTGGACCCTTCGCACACGAAGTTCCTCAGAGACTCCTTTGAAAAGCAGATCCGAAAGGTTTACGCGGCGATAGAGAAAGAAATCCTATCCGAAATCTCTGGTGGCGCATTTCGGCTCGGAATGCCCGCCACCGTCTTTGAGAGCCACGCCACCAGAGTCAAACAATTCAAGACTTGGCTGGAGAAGCTGCTCGATGATGCCTTTATGCGCACCGACGCCACTGGAAACCCCTGGTGGGTTGATTATGTCAATCGGGGGTATAAATCCGGTGTTCTTAGAGCCTACCACGAATCCCGACGTGAAATACTCGACCCTACTGCCCAATTGGTTTTGGGAGACACCGGGCTCTTGTCTTTTCCTTTCTCCCTTCACGGTCCGGCTAGTTATGCTGATGCACTGCTAAAGCAGCGCAAGATCCTCCGCCGCCTCGAGATGCTGCGCGAAGGGATAGAACATAACTTTGCGGATATCGCGTCCTCTCTGTCCTCACAGAGCGGTCGCATTGTCATAGACGCGCTTCACCGTAACGTAGCGCCGCGGACGCTCGCTAGAACGCTCGCTGCCAATCTAGAAAGGAGCCTAAAGAAGAGAGGCATTCCACTCTCCCATGCAGAAGTCGTCCGTTTTCATGCAGACGGCGAACTGGATGGATTCGAGAACCTAGGAGCAGACAGACTACGGCTTGACGTGGAATGGAAGACAATGGAAGATCCCTGCCCAAAGTGCGCAGCAATGGCAGGTGAGGTATTCCCCATCGAAGAAGCCCGGGGCGTCATACCGCTACATCCTCAGTGTCGATGTAGCTGGGTGCTTGCTTCCTAGGAGGCTATTGTGGAGATTACGGACGTCCGAGTAAAAGTCATGCAAGAGGATAACGAACGTCTCCTTGCCTTCTGCTCGATAACCCTTGCTGATGAGTTTGTGGTAAGGGATATCAAGATCATCAATGGCAACAATGGTCTATTCGTGTCGATGCCTTCGCGCAAGCGGATAGACCATTGTCCTTATTGCAGCCACAAGAACCATCTCCGAGCACGCTTCTGTAATGATTGTGGCCGCCGACTAGACCCGAACCGAGCCGAGCATCAACTCACACGCGACGGGCAGATCAAGCTCTATGCCGATATCGCTCACCCCATCACCAAAGAGTGTCGCAATATCCTACGGCAAGTCATTCTCGACGCCTACGATGAGGAGAAAGAGCTAATGAAACAACCCAACTATGTGTGTCGCTATGATTCCATCGAGCCATCGCCTCCTTGACAAACATTTGCGCATTCGTTACAACACAGACAATCACCTCTCGCTACACCACCACGACCCATTAACTCTCTTCCGAAAGGAGGTCATTATGACTGAGGAGACACATGGGCACGGACATACCTCCCATGCTCACACGACGAAGAAGGAAAAGAAGGAAAAGAAGGAAGAACCCGTGCAGCGGCAAAAAGGATCATCCCGCCAGAAGAAACATACTCTACTGCTAAAGGAGAAGGCATGAAATTTCTCAGCCTATGTGGCTTAACGACCATCATCTTTATTACCTTCGCCCTCCCAAGCAAAGCTCAATGTGGTCCTAACGGTTGTGCCCCCGGCACATCCTGCGGTCCCAACGGCTGTTGCGGACCCTTCGGTTGCTCGCCCACTTGCAATCCATGGGCGCTGCAATCTAATCCATGGGCCTTTCAACCCAACCCCTGGTGGGGATATGGCCGACCTTGGGGTTGGAATAGACCTTGGGGATACGGTTTCCGTCCGGGTGTCTCGGTGCAGGCTCCGTTCGCCAATATCAATGTTCCCCCACGATGGGGTTATTTCCGTGCCGACTAAGGAGGTTTGCAATGAAACGGATCTTGATGCTCGTTGCCATCGCCCTCTGGTTACTTGTATTGGTCTCTCCTACCGAAGCGTTTGGTCGTCGTGGTGGCGGGCGCTGTAGAGGAGGTGGCTGCGGCGATTGCTGTGGCAATGGTTGCGGAGGTTGCTATAACGGAGGTTGCTGCTACTACTCCGTCCGGCCATGCTGTCCCTGCGGCGTGTGTGTGTGTCCTACATGCAGTTGCCCAGCGACCCCGCCGAGTGTGGGGACTCCTCCAGTAAAGCCGCCCGAGGTGAAACCTCCGGACCGGCCGGATCTCAAACCACCGGGGAGGCCGATTCGACCATGAACGAGGATGGAGTGCCGACGTGGTGTATCTTCGTGTTGTTAGCCGCTTCTTGGTGTTTCGGCTTCATCTGCGGACTGGCGGGCAAGATCCTATTCTACGATATGTGGCGGTATGAGAGTTGGGAGGATCAAGTCTTTGGTCTCACGATTGAAGAAAAGGCCAAGATGCGGCGGGAGAAACTGAAACAATGATCCACACACTAATGCTGATCGGTGCCTTGAGTATTGGTCAGTGACGAGGCGGCTCCTGCGGTGGAGGCTTCTCTGGTGGTGGAGGAGGCTTCTACAGCGGGGGAGCCAGTATGGCTCCGATGATGATGCAGCAACCGTTCCTCGGAGGTCTGGGCGTTCAGCCCATCTATCGACCGCAGTATGTGCCGCAGCCGCAGCAGACCATGCCGACGCAGGTTAAGCGCTGGGAGAAAGGCAACAATGGCTGGTGGTACGACAAGGACGGGAACGATGTCCTGGCGATCTGGAACCAGGATACCAACCAATATCATCTCCGTGTCAACGGTCGCTGGTCGGCCAAGATGGCCCCGCCGTGGACCGGGACGATCCTGGTGGGGAGGATTCGGTAGTGGCCGACTGCGAGCCATGCCCTGATGATGGTGGTGAAGCCCCGCCCAAGAGTGAGGAGGACATGAGCTACACGGATGTCAAACGCCACGCTCTGATCCAGGCTTATGCTTATGGAGTCGGTGAGCTTTTCGACATATTCACCTCCACTCCTCCGAGCAAGATCGACGCTGCCTCGCAGCACTTCGCCAGAGGTTTCGACATGCTTGAGCGCTGCACACGATTGGCCGCACAGGTGATGGGCCTCAAACTAAAGAGTTGACCATGAGACGCTTGCTCCTTACGTTCCTGTTCCTGCTCCCGCAATCCGCCCTGGCTGGGCCTATGGATGCCGTAGTGCGTATCCCGTCGCATGGCGTCTCTGCGACGGTCATCCATACCGAGCAAGGGCGGACTTTTCTTCTCGGTTGCTCCCATATGTTTGATCCGGAGAACGGGCAGGATATGCTCCACAAAAGGATGACTTTTGATATGCCATCTGCTCCAGGATGGAGCCCGTTCCGCCCCGGTTGCCAGCAAATAATATGGGGCCGAGATCCACGACATGACTTATCGCTCATCGAGATCAGGGACGGACCACGGCCTTTCGTCTGTCCAGTTGCCGGAGCCTCCTTCGGCCACACACAACCCGGCAACTACTGGTCCGTCGGATATGACGAAATGAAGTTCCCCGCCGTGGTTCGTCCTGCCCATGTACTTCAGCGTTCGGACTCGCTGTGGGTGACGATGACGCAAGAGCCTCCGTGGCATGGACGCAGCGGAGGGGCCTTGATTGACCCTAGAACCGGCCTGCTTGTTGGTGTCTGCGGCGGTTATCAGGGTCCAGGCCGCTTCGCTGTCCAGGGAGATCCAAGAGGTGGTCCGGGTGTTTACACCAGCCATGAGGCTATCGGAGCCTTCTTGCAACGAATGGGATGGCATAGTGCCAGATACAACCTATACGGTTACTAAGGAGATCATCATGAACCGACTTCTGTTCGCACCATTGATTCTGCTGCTCGCATCCGCTGCCCAGGCACAGTATGTCAAGACTTACTCCCTGACGCAAATGGCCGGTCCTTACTACCAGAGGCCGATGGTCAGCGAGTATCGCACGCCCTCCTCATGGCCGGGGCAAGGTCAACTCCAGCTGGGGGGCGGCCTCGGCTTCAATCCGAACATCAACCTGAATCCCAATCCCAACATCGGCTGGAATGGTCTGCTGTCTGGCCAGCTGCCGGTGTTTCCGGGCGGAGGCGGCGGTAGCGGCAACGTGACAGTGGTCCCGGTCGATCAGTTACCGATGACGATTGTGATTGTTCCTCCGCGTCTTGGCGGGGGCGGCAACCTACCGATTCAATTGCCAGTGTTTCCAGGAGGCGGCTTTCCGTCTTTCCCGATTGTTGGCGGTCCTCCTCCTGAAATACCCATTCAATTGCCGATTGGCGGTCCTGCTCCGGTGCCCATGTCAGTTGGCGGCAGTCTGAGCATTGGCGGCTTCGGTGGTCAAGGCAGTCTCAGTATCGGCAGCGGAGGGTTCGGAGGAATACGCGGCGACATTGGCATTCAGCAGATGCTCGTCAATCCTCCTGTCCGCTGGCCGACGACTAATCCCATTCCCCCGGTTCCCTACACTCCAGCCAAGGTTTGCGGCCTCTGCCGCTAGGAGATGAATCATGAAAGCAATTCTCTCACTTGTGATCCTCGGTGCCTTGGCGGTACAAAGTCAGGCACAATACTACAGCTATCGACCTTACTACACTTACAATCCGACCTGCCTCGGCCTGCTCCGCAGCTTGCGGGAAGGTGGGGGTGATGGTGGACGTGAAGGTGAGTGCCTGCGTCTGCGGTTACTCCTTGAACGACTGAATGCTGGCGGAGGTTTCGGTCCCGGCTGGGGTCCGCAGCCGACGCCGCCTCCTGCTCCTGCTAACCCGATCATCAATAACCCCATCGTCAATCCGGGTCCAGGTGGCGGCCCGGGAATCGACCAGCCTATATTCAATCAGCCGGGACTGCCCGGACAGTTGCCAGCGTGGGGACCGGGTGTACCGACGCAGCCAATCTGGAGTCCAGGCATTCCGACGCAGCCGATCTTTAGTCCGCCTGTGCTACCGACGCAGCCGATTTGGGGCGGCGGCGTGCCGGTCCAGCCGATCGCGCCTGTGCAGCCTATCGTCGCGCCCCTGCCCGTGTCGGGTAGTTTCGGATTCGGCGGCAACTTCCGCAGTGGATATACAACCTATACGAAGAATCCCTACTACTGGCGTTAGGGCTGGGGTGCAGCCCGGCCCTGTCGGAGAGGAGAGAGGGGCCTTGTCCACCCCTCTCTCCATTTTCTCTTGACCCTCTCCTTCAGGTGAGATATGATCGTCAGGGAAAAAGGTGGTTGGTCGGTGAAGAGTGAGGGAGGTAAGCATCTCGGAGGTCCCTACAAAAGCAAACACGAAGCGCACAAGCGATTGGCAGAGGTTGAATACTTCAAATCCCAAGACAAGAAAAAGGGAACCCAAAACATGGACCGCACGCTTGAACGGCTGACCGTCAACCTTGCTGGCCGTGCTCGCTATGAGACTTTGGAGGGGCGACGCTATTTAGTCGCGCCTATGGTGATGCTTACGGAAGGCGTGCATCAAGGCTCGAAAGGCCCGCTCTACTATCCGAAAGAAGAGTTGAGTCGTCGGCCTATGCTTTGGAACCACAAGCCCGTTGTCGTTTACCATCCCGAAGAGAATGGCAAGGGCACGTCTGCGTGCACTCCCGAAGTGCTCGCCGTCCGCAAGATCGGCATTATCCTCAACACGCAATACAAGGAGGAGAAGGGAAGAGGCAAACTCATCGCCGAAGCGTGGTGCGACGTAGACCGTATGGACAAGGTCGATCCCCGCGTCCGCGATGCCATCGAGAAGAACGAAAAGATGGAAGTATCTACGGGACTGTTTACCGAGAATGAGCAGACCGAAGGTACCTGGAATGATGAATCTTACAAGGCTATCGCCCGCGATCACGGTCCCGATCATCTCGCAGTGCTTCCCGATAAGGTGGGCGCTTGCTCTATCAAGGACGGGGCCGGGCTGCTCGCTAACGAAGAGGACGAAGAGGCTTTCTGGAATGAGTTGCAAGAATTATCCGACCGCTGGCCGAAGTCTCGCCGCGACAAGCTAGACAAAGGCAGCTTCGCCGGGCCGCACCAATCGTTCCCCATCGAGAGTCAGAAGGACGTGCAATCTGCGGCGAGCCTGCTGCACCATGCAGACAATCCCGAAGCTGTGCGCCGCAAGGTGGTTGCCATCGCCAAGCGCAAAGGCCTCACACTTCCTGATAGCTGGCGCACGACGAAGAACGAGATGGAGGACCCCGTTTACCCCATTGACAACGCCAGTAGCAAAATGTCGCATGAGAAGATCCGAAACAAGATCAATCAAAAACTTGCCGATGACGCGAAGGCGGGAGCGGATAGCAACGAGAGTTACTACTATCCTAGTTCGGTAATGGATGTCTATGATGACTTCTACGTGGCTCGGGATGGTAGAACTGGCAAGATGCACAAGCAGCCCTACAAGATGGACGGGGGCAACGTCAAGCACACGGGCAAGCGCGAATCGGTTGACAGACATTCAGAATATCGCCGAGTGAGCGATGGTTCCTATGTGGGTCATGCTACCTATAACCAGAAGGAGGATTTCATGACCAAGAACGAAATGGTCGATGCTCTACTCGCCAACTCGGCGTTTGGAGAGGAAGACCGAGAATGGCTGGAGAGTCTCGATGAATCGAGAATCCAGCAACTCTCTGAAATGGGAGGGAAGGGTACGAACATCAAGGGCCCCGCTACCAAGGGCGCGAAGAGGAAGCGCTGGGACACGGAGGAAGAGACCGAGACCGATCAGGATATGGAAGAGCGCAAGAAGGCGACGAAGAATGCCAAGAACGGCAACGGCAAGGACGACACGGAGGAGGAAGAGGAGGAGAAGAAAGACAAGCAAAGGATGGCCAAGAATCAGGTGCTCTCGGTGGACGACTATATCCGCAATGCTCCGCCGCGCATTCGGGAGGTCATCGTCAACAGCATGGAAGCGCTCGATCAGGAGAAGCTGCGCTTGGTGGAACTCATCAAGAACAGCAAGGGCTATGATGCTGAGACCTACCCCGAAGATCGCCTCCTTGACGACGCCTTCCCCATCAAGGATCTGCGGGCGATGGCCGCTCTCGCTCAACCCCAGCGCAGCCGCCCGAACTACGCGGGTCAGGGTGCGGGTCGGGTTGAGACCAATACCGCTGTCGAAGAGCCACTACCGATGCCGACCATGAACTTCGCCAAGAAGTAACCTACTCTTGACAAAGGAGATTTTTCAATGACTGTTACGCTTGCGGGTCCTCCGTTTGCTGGCCCCAACCGTATCGCCCTCAAGAGCAAGGGGCGGTACGATGAGGGTATCTGCGGAGTCGCTTTCTATCCTGGAATGCTTGTCGAGCATTACAGCAATTCGGGCGTCCTCAACTTCCGTCCCCATTCCACGTCAGGCGGAGCCTTTGAGCGCACCATCGCTCTCGAACAGCCCTACGGGCAGAACTTGGGGCAGACGATTGCCACGCCGGCCGTCGTTGGCAGCGCGGGCAATCCCGTTATGCTCTACTTGCCGGGGGACGAACTCTACTTTATGATCCCCAATGGCTCGCCGGGCAATATCGCCTTTATGGCAACCCTCATGTCGAATGGCGACGGAACTCTCATTGCCTCTAGCGGTACGGCTCCGGCTCTCGTCGGGCACGCTCTCGAGGCAAAGAACAATACCGCTGGTGCCGACAAGACTTGGCTTCGCGTGCACGTTTACTAAACCGTTGGAAACTCTCTCTTGCCCTAAGGAGGTAACTTGAATGTATGCGCCATCTGACGTGGGGTTTGACTTTGTTTTCAACGGTCAAATCACCGGCAACGTCGCTGCTGACCTCATGGCCAGCAATTTCGATTTAGCGGTTCGGCGTCCTTATTTGGGTAAGGACGGGCGGACCTACATCACTCGCTATACCGTCAATGACAACGGCGAGCGCGTGCCGCAAGCCATCGTGCAGAATGCACCTATCGCCCAGGGCTTGCTGCGCAAGAATGATTGGCTGACCATCGACATGGCGGTGCTCAAGGCGGCCAAGCCGCGTCTCCGGGCTGTCGCGGATCTTCGCAGTGCTGGGTTGGAATACACTATCCCCGACGGCATGGCGAAGGTCATCCTGCAGCACGAACGTCAGTCGGATATCACGCCCGCTACTCTGAGTATGAGCGGGCTGCGCAAGTCCGAAGAAGACCGCCCGATGTTCGACCTCAACAATCTGCCGCTCCCCATCGCTCACAAAGATTTCTCCTATGATCTGCGGCAGCTAATGGCATCGCGCACGGGTGGCTCGCCGTTAGATACCACCACAGCAGAACTCGCCGGCCGTCGCGTGGCGGAAGTGATCGAGCAACTCTATTTGGGCACTACTACCGCTTACAACTTCGGTGGTGGTTCTGTCTTTGGTCTGACGAACTTCCCCGACCGCATCACGGGCAACCTGACGCAAAAGCCGTTTGTGGCGAGCGCTGCGAATACTGCCTGGAATCCGCTTGTCACGCTGAATGATGTCCTCGCCATGAAAACGCAGAGCCAGCAGACGGCGCTGCACTACGGCCCCTGGATCCTCTACTGCGGTCTCGCGTGGGATCAGTACATGGATGCTGATTACATCAACATTCAGGGCGTTGGCGGCACGAACGTATCGACCGGGACGGCAATGACCTTGCGCGATCGTCTCCGTCGCATCGACAACCTCATTGACGTGCGCACTCTTGACTATTTCCCGCAGGGCACGGCTGCGAATCCCGCTTTCGATTTGGTGCTCGTCCAGCAGACTTCGGATGTGGTTCGCCTTGTCGTCGGGATGGATATCACGACGATCCAGTGGGAGACGGAAGGCGGCATGGATCTTCACTTCAAGGTCCTGTGCATTCTCGTTCCCCAGCTGCGCAGCGATATCAACAGCAACAGCGGAATCATCCACTTCAGCTAAACCTCTGGGAGAATTGTCATGGCGAAAGAAAAAGAATCTGACGTGATGAGGTTCCGCCTCCTCAACGGCACGCATATCCAAGGCGGCAAAATCTATACGAAAGGAGATATTGTCGAATCGAAGGACGACCTGACGCGCTTCGTCAACAAGTTCAAGCGCATCTGGTCTGACAAGCAGGAGGATGAGGACACGGATGCAACTCCTGACGTTCCCGCTCCCGTCGGCGTGCATGATCTGGACGATCAGAGGCACATGGCTGAGGAGAAAGCCCACCCAAAAGAGGAGAGGGAAAAGGTCACGGAAGTTAGCGACCTTTTCCCCCGTTGTCGCACCCTGGGGGTGCAGATATACAAAGGATCCAAGGGCTTCTACGTCTTTCCAAAAGGTAAGCGAGATGTTCCTCTCAATGAGGAACCTCTCAAGCGGGCGAGTGTCGATCCTTTTCTCGCTGAGTTAGCTCACAGGAAGAAGAGGCGTTAAATGCCTCTGACAACGCCGGAATTGGTGCAGAGCATCATTCAATGGGATCAGACGACGGATCTTACCCCATTCATTGATACTGCCGACAATCTGGTGATTAGGGTCTGCACCGACCCTGATTACGTGACCGCAGACCTTGAATTGATCGAGAGGTGGCTCGCGGCATTCTTTTATCACGTTTATAAGCCGCGCTTTATCTCCAAGCGCACAGGAGCCTCCTCAGGAACTTATGAAGGGATGAATAAGTCCGATCAAGGTTTTGGTGCGAATTTCTACGGTCAGACTGCCATGCGTCTCGATACGGCCGGCGGGCTGGCGCGTCTCGATGCTTCTGCCAAGAAGGGAGCTATCTGGAAGAAGATCGAGATGTTTTCCATGACGTACTACAACGGTCCAATCCCGAGCAATTTCATGTACGTTTTCCCTTGGTGGTGGTTGTTTACCGAATGAGCAGCATACCCGACTATGTGGAGCTTCATCAAGTCGCTGCCTATTGGGCACCGACCGGGAACGATGATTACGGCAGACCTACCTGGGGAACCGTCGTGCAGATCAATTGTCGATGGGAGGATAAAGCCACCCTCTATGTCGATGCCAAAGGTCGTGAGTTTGTCTCAAGGGCAATCGTTTATGTGGACACCGATGTTGCGCCGATGGGCGTATTGTCGCTCGGTCCTGTCAGCCAGCTTAGCGACCCGATCAATCCTTTTGCGAACCCGAATACGTGGGAGGTCAAGAAGTACGAAAGGATTCCCGAGATAGACAATGCCCAAAAGTTCCTCAAAGCGGCGATAGTCTGATGGCTGGGGAAGTGCTCTACATTGATATTCAAGGGATGGACAAGGTGATCCAGTCCATCAATCAAGGATACAATCGCTATCAATATCGGTTCTATGTCGTGCTACGGCAAGCGGGATTCTTCATCCTACGGGAGAGTGATAAAGAGGTTCCCATTGATACAGGGGAGCTATGGCGCAGCCGTCGAGTGTTGCGCACGGGGCAGGGATTCAAAACAGTGGTGACAGCGGGGTATGGCAACCCTAATTCTCCCGCTCAAGAATATGCCGTCTATGTCCATGAGATGTTTGGCATAGCACACGGAGAAGCCTATAACGTCAAATACGCTGCGCGAATCGCAGCAGGCAAAGATCACATGAGGAGACCGGGCGAGAAATACAAGTATCTTGAGGATCCGGTGAATCGCATAGTTGCTGATGGCTCGCTTGCTATGTTCATTTACCTTAATATGGTGAGGGATTTGACCTCATCGCGCAAGAACCCATGAACTACGGGGCACCAGACGTTCTGAGAAAATGCCTTGTCGATGGTGGCTTATTCACAATGCCATCAGCGAATGAGGCATGGCCTGCTTATGTGTCTGCTCTGCCTACGGATCCTGACAACATTCTGGTGATCTACAGTGCCAGCTCCTATCTGCAAGGGAGAATCCAAAAGAACGGCGCTGTGATCGAGCATCAGGGGATCCATATGCACCTGCGTGCGACGGATCCCAAGACTGCCTATGACAAGCTGGTTGATCTAGTTGGCGAACCTAATAACCTTGGGTTCATGGAGAAGCTTTACTTGGCAGTGGTGGACATGGATGGAACTAACAAGTATATTATCCGTAGCGCCTGTCGAAGGACGGGTATTCTACCGATGGGAGAGGAGGTACAGGAACGACGTGTAAGTTACGTGATGAATTACTACCTGACCATGTATCGCAAACTGAATTAACAGAAAGGAGAAGCAATGCCGGTATCACCAGTGCTATTGGACTATTTGACCGACGGGTTTAGTACCGTTGTCACGTTCGAGCTAGGTCCCGACATTTCCTTTTTTGAAAAGGAAGTCACTCCCCCCGGAGTCACAGGTGAAGGACCTATCAACACCACCACGATGTACAACGACACCTGGCGTACGGCGTGGCCGAAGTCGCTCCAGACAGCGCAAGCCATCACGATGAACGGAGCCTTCGCTACCTCATCCTATGACGATAGTGTTGCTACTACAACGCCGGATGTAACCTACGCGGGTGTCATGGGGATGATCGGTGTGAATCAGAGGATCACCATCAATTTCCCCGACTTCACGACGCTTGAGGTCATGGGATGGATCGAAGATTTCAAGCCGCGCGAGTTCAAGGAAGGCGAGCAGCCGATGGCTGAATTAACGCTCCACATTTCCAACCTGGAAGTGATTGCGGGAACGTCCCTTGTTCCCGACCACTTCGAGATTACTCCTCCTGTGTACGATGATACCAATTACACCTTCCCCTAAGGAGAATGCAGATGGACAGCGAGCGCGACAACGGTGAACCCCAAGTGGAAGAGTTTGACGCGGATCTTGCCGAATTCCCGATCCGCGTCAAGCGCAAGGGGATTGCAAAGGATTACATTCTCCGCGAGCCCGAGAGTACGGACCGGGACGCCTTTCTCAATCAGCTTGCAGCACGGCAGAAGGTGGACATGCAAGGCCGCCCCATCGGCATGAAAAACATCGACGGTCTTTTCTCGTTCCTCATCAGCAAGTGCCTTTTCGACAAGGAGACGGGGAAGCACGTTGATCCGAAAGAAGTGCAGACGTGGCCTCCGCGCGTGCAGGATGTTCTGTTCAAGCGTTGTCAGAAGATGGCAGCGCTTGACGAGGTGGCGGAGGAAGCCGCAAAAAAAGACTCTACGAAGGAGACACACTAGAGTGGATGACTCTGTGTCTCCGGCAGGGATGGTCCCTAAGGGAAGCGAAACAGAAGGTTTCCCCTAGGGAATTTATGTTATGGAGGGTATTTCTCGCTGAGGAGGTAAACCACTTCCATCGCATTGATTACTACCTTGCCCAAATCGCTGCTATGCTCTCCAGCAAGAAAACAGCCAAAGACTTCATCTTGAAATTTGAGGCAAAGAAACCTCAAAAGCCTGGTCCTATTACCCCAGAAGAACGCAAGAGACGAGCCGAGCAATCGAAAGCTGCCTGGTTCCCTGCTGCGGGTCTGGACGCAGAAGGTAAGTTTGTAGGGAAGGGAAGGAAACCAATAAATCCGGGAGTGCTCCGAAAGCGCGCCGCACAAGAGAGAATGAGAAAGGATAAGAAATAATGGCTGGCGTCGGCATGGCACCAACCCTGACGTTGCAAAACCTAGTCGTGAGGCTGATCGGCGATGATTCCAGCTTTATGAAAATGACGGCCAATGCCGACGCACGCATGAATTGGCTCGCTAAGAAAACCTTCCTTTATGGACGAGCGGTAACTTCTTCCTTTGCAATCCCTCTCACGCTTATGGCTGGCTTGTGGACACGCAACTTTGCCAAGCTAGACGATGCCGTAGCACACAGCATGAACCAATTCGCGCAGTTTCGCAAAGTGTCAGAAGGAGCCGCCTTCACGCAACCAGGTGGGTTCACGGACTATCGCAGCCGAGCGCGTGCGGAGATAGAGGAGCGCCTCATCGACATATCCAAGCGCAGCACCTTCACGGCAAACGAGCTAGCAATAGCTCTGGGCACGCTCGGCAGAACGGGCTATGATGCTGCTTCCGCATTCGGCGCTTTACGGACAGTTGAGACATTCGCTCTCGCCAATACGCTCGATCTCCAGCAAGCTGTAAAATCGCTCTCAGAAGCGCAGGCAGCCCTGGGTATGCGATCTGCTGACGCGGGTAAGAATATCGAAAGCCTGGGGCGAATAGCTCAAGTTATGACGGGTGCGGGGGTGCTAGGGGGAGCAGCAGCGAACACGGAGACGCTTGTAGAGGGCCTCGTGAGGGCCGCACCCCTCATACGCAAGGTGAATATGTCCTTGGAAGAAAGTGCGTCTATTCTCGCCGTTTACTCAAAGCAAGGGATTACAGGGGTTGCCGCCGGAGATAGATTGCGCTATGCCGTTGATGCTCTCGGTACCGCTGCCGAAAAGAGCGATTCGAGATGGAAAGCCTTGGGGATGGGAATCCAGCAGACGGGTCAGAAGATGGTGGGGCAGATGAAGATCCATTCCTCTATGGGTCAAGGGATCCATACCCATGTTACGGGAGGAGCGATAGCGGGTACGAAAGCCGTCAACCAGTATCGCAATGCTTGGGATGAACTTGGACTCCAGATGTATGACACTGCGACGGGAAAGCTACTTCCTTTCTCAGTGATCGTCGGGAACATCGAGAAGGTAATAGGGACTGGGTCAGACAGGCAAAACAAACTCAATGAGTTGATGGCCGGCTTCGATATGCGCATCCAGCGCGTCTTGCTGCCTCTCATTGGTTACTCGAAAGAACTAAAGGAGATAGAGGATGAATTGAAAATGTTCACGGGGATGCAAGACATGGCCGCTCGCAGTGTTGAGGGTCTTGGTGCTCGTATGCGCATCCTCCTGAACAATATCAATGCGGTTGGCTACTCGCTGGTGACGCTACTCTTGCCCGCCTTGAATGCGCTCATCGACTACATCAAGATAGGAATCACTTGGTTCGATGTCATGGACCCGACCATCAAAGTGATGACCATGTCAGTCATAGGATTGATTGCTTCGCTTGCACTACTTGGCGGGGCTATGCGAATTGTTACGGCATTCTTTAATTTTATGGTTTCTCCGATCACATTGGTTTTTAACGTACTTGGAGCCGTTTTTTCTGGTATTGTTGGCTTCACCAAATTTATGCTAGGGATTGGCACGTCACTCCTTTCGGTGGTCATAGCTCCTTTCAAAATGCTGTGGTCATTGATAACAGGAATTGCTGGGGCCTTCACTTCGCTTGCTTCGGTTCTTGTTGGGCTTGTGACCGCACCTCTCACAGCGCTTACTTCACTGTTCACAGGCCTTATTGGTTTGATTCCTTCGCTATTAAGTGGTCTCATGTCCTTAGCGAGCACCTTAATAGCAATTGCTCCGTTAGTTTTCGTGGTCGGGGGACTTGTTGGTTTATTTCTGCTAATGGGTAAAATCGACTTCGCAGCCATGTGGAAAGGATTCAAGGATCTCGTAACCGCAGCATTCGGTTTCTTCTACAACTTCCGTGAGAATTGGGCAAAGCTGATGACATGGATTGGCGATCATTGGGATGTTCTGCTAGAGGACATGGGGACCAATTCCTGGACATTCATCAAGAACCTCACCAAGAATCTCATGGTTGGTTTTATGACGACCTTTGATCTGATTAAGGAATGGATCAAGATCAACTGGGGTCCCATAACGGATTTGCTCACGGCAGTTTTCCATGCTGCATTTGATTCGATCTTCAGGAGGATCGGTGCTGAATTTACAGCCTTGCAATCGGCTCTCGATGCCTTTATGAAGAATCCTTTTGATCCCAGGGGTTTGAGAGGATTATACAAGGTTTATAGGGACATTGAATTAGGCGATCTTCGCTTTGCGGAAAAGAAAGCTGAAACGGAGTTTGAGAAGCGCTTTCCCATGAGACCATTCGAGAGGATAGACATTGACAAGTTCAATGAGATTATCGAGCAGCGCCGAAAGGAATTGGTTCCAATAACGACAGGGATGGGATTACGAGCGCCTTTCCCTACTCTCAACTTGACATTGCCTTTCGATCCCCGAGCGGGTAGAGCCATGATGGCGCTGGGAGGAGCAATACAAGGAATGGGAATGCCAGGACCAGGAGGATTGATACAAGCTGCACTCGCTCCTAAGGCCTCTGAAATGGAGAAAGTGCTAGAGCGTGGCACCTTCAAGGGCACGCTTATGGGAGCTATCAAGGGCATGGAGGATCTGACAAAGAGCCCACTGATGCGCACGGCGGTAGGCACTGATTTTCGCGCCATCAACCTCAAGCAATTTATCCTAGAAGGTCCAGGTGGGTTGTCGCGTGGCTTTGATATCGAGCGCAAGCAGAATACATCGGATCCAGAGACGCATGATTGGCTTGAGAAGATTTATGGCGTGTTCACAGGCCAGGATAAGTCTGTGGTGACTCATTAGGAGATACCATGTCAGCCGATTTGACGGATTCAGTTGCCTTTATAGACCATGTTGATACCGTTGCTGCTGAAGAGAGAGGTGGTGCGCTACGCTCGCTGACGCGCTTGTTTCGCGTGGTGAATGTATACCAGCCTACAGATGCCGACCCCTTCACGGCATACCAGAACCTAAAGATTGCTCTAGAGACAGCGGGTGTCCCTACCATCCCAGATACGGTTACAGGCGATGGTTTTGAACCATTGATGCTCGATGAGCGCAGTGTCAAGATTGTAGAGGGTGATCCTAGCTGCTTTGACGTAACGTGCACCTATCGCCACGTTCTTGAAGGCACACAAGAGCTACCCGATCCCCGGGCCATTATTCCGGGTGTCCTTTATACCAAATCGCGCTGTTCTATTCAGCAATTTCCAGTCAACTTCTATCTGGATTATTCACAAGATCCTCCTGTCCAAAAGCCAATCACTGTCGAACACACCTTCCCAGATGGGACGAATGAATACCTTGATGAGAATGGTGTGATTCGTCCTGCAGATAAGGATTATTCGGGAGAGACCATCACGCAAGGAGGCGAGATTCAAGCGACGGTGCCGATGCGCTCGCTCATCCTGGAAGGTTACATCGACACGGATTTTCCATCGCAGTATGAATCAGCGATTATTGCCAAACTCAACAAAGGAGAATGGCGCGGGCAGCCTGATCGCACGTGGCTTTGTACCGAAGTACAATGGGAGGTCGTCAAGGAAAACCGTTACAAGTACCACTATGAGTTCCAGAATAATCCCTTCGGTTGGGATACCTACGCAGTCTTTATCGACCAGCGCTATGGCCGTCCCCCGCCCGCTCTTATCGAGAATAAAGGGTATAAGCTGATTAAGTATTTGGATGATGTAGATTACGACGACTTTTTTGAAGCCGTATTCGACTTCTAGAGGTGGCTCATGCCGGACCTACGCGAATCTTACCGTGCTCCCCGCAAAGGCGATACACAACTCAGCGCTACCCAAATGCAGAATTTGCAGGATGCGCTGATTCGTCAAGTCACTGGTGATGGTGGGGGTACTAACCTCCAGAAGTTCGGCAACCGCTTCATCGTCTCGCAGAATATCATACCGATGTTTAGCTCGCTCGTCCTGAAGGATTGCCTAGTCATTCAGGACTATTACAATATCGTCCAATGTGCGAACTGGACGTATCCTCCCGGGAGTCCGCTTATCTTTGATGCTAACCGTGTTAAGAAGATACCGGATAACCAAAAGTTCTTTGTAGCGCGAGCTTACCATAATCAACCTGACGTTTGGAAGCAGGCAGACAATCCACCCGTTTCTAACATCAAGGCGTTACAAGCTGGGGATATCATCGTCGCCAGGCGCTGTCCAACAGGCTATAAGGATCCTGATGGACAGCCTATCGTCTGGATGGAACTCCCCA